CAAATATCAGAATAGTCGCCACTGTCCGGCAGAGGAACCTTCGCGGGGTCCAGCATGTCAGGAGCAGTGTCCTTAACATAAGCTGGCTTGACCTTGAGCTTAACCAAAAATGGAAAGCGTCGCCGCACTGCCACAGGATTGCAGAACCATGCGGCTGCATTCAAATGAGCGGTGTTGGTGGTGCCGACACAAAATTCAGCACGCACAGGAGTTTTCCCCTTGTTTTCCAACTCAGCCTGCGGCGGGCAAAAAGCAACATTGTTAATAATCTGCAAAAGGTCAGTCAACGTCGCATCGTCGGTAGCTTTATTTGGGTTGACCGATGCAATGTCGTCGAGCAATATTCCCCAGTACTGGGTTTTGAAACCAGACCAGTACTGATCGGCCGAACATCGCGTGTAAATGCCTTTGGATCCCTCGGGCAAGCCAAACATCTTTCCGAAGTGGCCAAACAACAAGCGAGAGAATGTTGATTTGCCCACGCCTGACCCACCAGCAATCAAAATGCTAAAGGGAGACGGGCGTTCCTCACCGGCAGCTTGGCGAATAAGAATTTCGCCTCGAATAATTCTCAACTTTGCAAGTGTTGAACCAACGAGGTCTTTCTCATCTGCTGCTTGTGAAAACTTCTGAATGTGTATACCTGTCTCAATGCAGAGATCCAAATCTGAAAGGAATCCGTGGTATGTGAAACCATTAGCTTCAGGGTTATGGAGCAGCGAAGACCTCTCAATACATGTGGCGGCGTCAGACGCCCACTTGGCATATGATCGCGAAGAGTGGTAGAATGGTTGAAGTGAACCTAACTTCCAACACTGGACAAGCCGTTCCACGATATACAAAGTGGTATCAAGCAAATGGGCCACAAAATCAAGCTCTGTGACAACAGCCCCTAGAGATCTGGAATACATCTCTGTGAGCTGCTCGATTTTAGGCGTAAAGCCCAAAGATTGCATCATGCATGAAGACATGGCGAGAGCGGACAATTTAGTCACTTTGGTCACCAAAGGTGAGCCCTTCACAGCCGAGTAATTCGAACTCAGCAAGCGCAATTCAGCAAAGTCATAAGACTGTAATTCGAGCTGCGTGGAAAACCAGAGGAAGATGTCCTCTATTGTCTTGCCAAGAGATTTCTTAGTGAAGAATCGCACAGTGGCAATGATCACTAGAAAAACATCATCCATATCACGCGCTCGGGACAAACCCGAGTACAAAAAGGAGAGGTTCTCCAAAACCTCCATGGCGTCGTCAACGACACCTTTGACCAAATCCTGGAACTTCCCAACGCCAACATTCAAAATGTACTGGCTAATGAGACGTTCGATGTAAGTCCGCAAATTCAACCCTGACCCCACTGAAAAGAAAGTTCCAGTGAAATCTGTGGTTTGAAGACTCAGGGGAGACAAAATTTCTTGCTCGCAATCAGAAATGTGAGTGTAGGTTTGAAACTGCATGTTGATAACTGATGTAATCGCTGGAATGTTGTCTCTGGGTCTTAGGGGGGAGATTATCGTCTTCCAGACTATCCCGTGCGACGGGCACTCTCACTCGACTCTTACGTGTGAGGGTACTATAACTATAATAGCTCCATACACTGGTGGCGCAGAAACGCAGCACCAGCGGAAAGTCACTTGGCGAACTGACATTACTAAGAGGTCAGAAACTTGGGCGCAGTGGTGAAAGCGATTATTCACTTGCGCTTATAACAACCAAGGCGATCACTATAATAGGAATAGGTTTTCTAGAGTTATATAGACTTATACTATGTAACATATACAGAAACAAAGACTAATTTTTAGGTTTTGTTCTAAAATAACTCCTACGATTGTTCGTAATGGAGAATTCGTGAATCTCCAACAGATCGAAATCGCCGTCTGTTAGGCGGCCAACAATTACATACAAAAGGCTGTGGCATACCTCGGTACAATATTTTTATTTTCAAATTTAACACTGATGTACGGATTTACTCCACTAGGGATACACGGTTTACAGTGCCGGGTCAATGACCCTCAGTGTAACAAATATTGTTATTTAAAGCATAACTGCAATGTTATTTTAGAGGCATAACTGCCGTAGGGGTTCGTTTTGATATAGGAGACGAAACTCCAGTAGAAATAAGATAGTCGATAAATGATTAGTTGCTTAAGAACAACGAGGCCTTCAGAAAAAGAATACGGAGGCAATAACGAATATTACATGTGTCGGATTGCCACATGTAAGCTCGCATTGACGCCGTACCAAAGACTGGGACGCGTCGAACTAAGACAATCCAAAACATAAATCAT